TCAACAAAGCACAACAATATCACCGGCCGCCACACGCTCGGACAGGAATGTCAGCTTGCCGATCCCTTCCTGCAGAAATCGGCTGAGTTGCTCGATGCACTCGCGCTGGTCATCAGTGAGGCTGAACTCAGCCTCCATGCTTTCCATCAGGTCAAGGCAACACTGGTTGAGGAATCCCACCTCCAGTAACTCCGCCCGGAGCCTACGCCGCAACATCTCGTCCATACCAACATCCCTATCTACTCCGCATATCAGACTGTCGGAACGTGGCAAAAACGTGAACCTCGTCACAACTACCTATTCAGCTAGTGGACTAGGCAACGGGAAGCGGGCCTTGATCTCCTCGACCTTGGCCATCCAGGCAGAGTAGTCCGGTTCCACGCCGGCCTTGATAGCGTCGAACTCGGCCTCGGTCTTGAGCGGGTCACTCTCCAGGCGGTAGGCATTTGCCCGAGCCACGGCTGCGGCATCGTACTCAGCCTGCCAGCGTTCTTGCGCCTGCTGTTCAGCGGTCTTTACCTGGCTCCAGTCGATCATCGCGGTAACTCCACAGGTCCATCAGCCTCGATCAGCAACGGTTCAGGGAAGCGAGCGGCGGCACTGGCATCAGCGGCCAGCGGGAACCGCAGGGTTAGTTCCAGCCGGCCATTCCTTCGCGCCACAGGACCAGCGAATAACTCCGATCCAATGGCCTCGGTCGGCAACTCGCCGCCCTCCGGGAGCGGAGTGAAGTCGAACGCCTGGCCGTTCACGGTGAGTACATCGCCAGCCCTGCTCAGTGACAGGCGCTCGTCGCTTCCCGGCAGCGGAGCAAACGGTGACAACTTGATGATCATCAGAACCACCTCCCCACAACCATAATGCTCAACCCGTTGGTACCAAGGTCTTCATTCAAGTAGAAAGTAACTTGGTCCCCGCCCATGTAGCCGCCCCTAACCCCCGCCGCAGCCGATGGCCAGCCGCTGAACGGTATCCAGTTGACGATGAGGCTATATGAGGATCCTCCGATAAACTCAGCCGCCAACTGCACTGTGTTGGGCCCTGCTTGGTAGTTGCTACCAGACCCCGTGATTTGGCGTATGCAAATCTGAGTTCCATCTGCAAACCGAACGAACTCACCATTCGCGTTGCTGCCACGCTGGATCACCGCGCCAGTCGGTACGCCGCTCGACTGCGAAACGGCGCCCAGAATGCTGTCTCGAGAGTACAAAGCCCCAGTTGAACCCAGGGCAGCTCTAACTGCAGCACTCCCAAGCCCAAGGGACGTGCGCGCGCCAGCGGCAGTTGCAGCGCCTGTGCCGCCAAGCGCAACCGGCACCGTGTCGCCGTCGGCGAACTCGCGGAGACTGCCGTAGCCGTTGCCGTCGGCCTGGAGTTTCGTCGGGCGTACATCAGCCATTGAAAAGCACCTGTAGGTTGAGAGTTGCGCCGCCGGCGGTATAGGCCGGCAGTTGGCCGTCAGGGTTCATCGTGAGCCGAAGCATGGAGCCATCGGCGAGATACCCAGGAACAGCCGCGGGGATGCGGACGTTCATCGGATAGGCCACCACCACCCCGGCGCCGTTGGTGACGAACTGGTCGTATCCGGCGCTCCGCCGGACGAAGTAGATCGCGTTCGGCTCCAGCGCGGCAGGCAGTTGCGCGACGACCTTGTGGGTCTGGAGGACGGCCATTTACCAGGCCGCCCCGTTCCACTCAGCCGGAATAGGCTGCCCGCCGAATCGAACCAGGCCGCCGTCCTCGCTGAACTTGTCGAGCGTCGACTTGTTCGCGTGCGTGTGCGCCTGGGAAACGGCAGTGTCGATCTGCGCCGGAGTCGAGGTCGGCCGCCCGTTGATCGCGTCCCAGTTGAGCTCGACGTCCATCGACTCATACTCGGCCACCTTCAGCCACGCGCTGGTCGCCGGGTTCCATGCGTACAGCGCAGCGCCGGATTCGACTGTCGGGTCGGCGGAAGCGTCTTGAACCAGGACGAAGATTGCACCCTCAGGCTCCAGGGCATCGCGTGCAGCGATATCGGCTACGAACAGGATCGGTGCGCCTGTGCCGGGCAGGCTGGCCAGCGCCTCGTTGATCAGCGCGTTGATCATCGCGCTGTTGCCGATCGAGCGCGCCACGCCGGCGCTGTTCGTCAGGTAGGACTCCGAGTAGCTGCCGTTCTCGACGAAGTAGAACGAGTCGGGTTCCAGCGTACCCGGCAGGGTCGCCACTTTGAAAAATCGAATCTGGGCCATTTCATCACCAGTCAGTCGCGCCCCATTGGGCACCGTCTACGCCATCCCTCCCGGGAGGCCCTTGGTCACCCACAACAACCACAAGCACATCTGCCGGCGGCGTCACTGTGACCGCGTATTCCTGCATCTCGCTGAGCACAAGCGGCTCGCAATCGACCTCGATCGCCAGCGCCCAGGGCTCGGCGGTGTCATCCATCGCACCCTCCCCCACGCCTCACAGTGATCGGCCCGCTGTAGTAGCGATGGACCGTTCCATCCGGGTAGGTCACGTCCACGTCGTAGACCGCAGACGACCAGGCCAGCGCCGCGGTAGCCGATGCCGAGATCTCGCGCGAGATCGTTCCGGCGCCAGCGATCTCAAGGCCAGAGCCGAGCGCCAGCGTCATCAGCACAGTCCCACCTGGCACATCGCGGATCTGCATCCGTACCTCGGCGCCAGCCAGCTCAACAGGTGGCTGGTAGATCAGTTGCCCGCCCACAGGCGCAAGGCCAGCGGCTGACAGCAGGTTGATCTCGACGGTGTTGTCGTCGATGGACGCGACCCGGTGAGGCAGTTGCCGAAGTCGAGCGCGGTTCAGCTCGGGCATGCCCTGGACACCATCGATCCAGGCCAGCCACGTGCCAGGCAATCCGTGCCCAGGGATGGTCAGCCGGACGGGAGCGGTCGGCGCGATCTGAGTGATCGGCCGGTAGACCAGGCTCGGTTGCATGATCCGCATCGTGTCGCGGAACGTCGCCCCTTTTTCAATGCGCAGTGGTACACAGGCCGGCGTCATGCGGCTTCTCCTATGAAATGGTGGTTGCTAGACCCAACTAGTGTGGTATTCGAGGCATTCTTTGCCGCGAGACAATTCGCCGGTAATTGGATTACAACTGGCGCGCACCCACCCATCGGCCGGCGTCCAGAAAAATCCTCGAAGATACCGATGCTGAAGTTTGCTTTTGGTAATGGTCTCGACGAGGGTGTTGGGACTAACTCCACCAATCTTGACGGCAGGTCCCTGGCGCACGCGAACGGTTGTAGTGTCCTGACCATCCGGGTAGTCGTATGGCTCTCGAACGTAACAGAGTGCCGCGCTATTGTTGCTCAGTGCTGCTATCCATAGTTGATGCTGATCCTGATCCCTTAATTTGTTCTCGCCATTAACTAGCCACTGGTAAGTAACGACCGTGTTAGCAACGTGCAAGCCAGGAGGAAACGTAGCTGGAACGTCCACATCGACACCGCCAACATGATCCGGGTCTAGATAAGTGGTTACGTCGTCTTCTTCCCCGGTAACCTGCACCGTCCTGGTTATCTGAAGACCAAGACCAGAAAGCTCTTGCGCCTCAAAAGACTCCTTGAGCGTGAAGCTGTCCACAACGCTCCCCGAACCATCAAGAAGTTCTACCTCACTAGCCCTCTCAGTGGCGACTCTAGATGGAACCTCCGGGCCGTAACTCGCCTCCCTGGATGCGTAGTGGCGGCGATTGTAGCGAGCAGTCTGAATGTTTCCCTGAGCGTCATACCATGCGGTTACAAGACCAGAAGACTGGATCCACTCGTCAAGGTAGTACTCCGTTGTAACCCCGTCTTGCGGAGGGTTCTTTTGGTCAATGACATTATGAACCGGCCTACCGAGCGCAGTCCTTCGGTCTTCAATCACTCGCAGAGAGATGGTGTTGCTGTGATCAGATTCCTTATCACGAATGTCCTGCGCAATTGTTATCTCTATCAGCCCATACAGCCCCCTTGGAGCCCCAGCAGGTGACGAGCCGCTATCCTTTGATGTGCCTGGAGGAGAAGGGTAGCCAACTCCAGATATATCGTTTTCCGGCTGAACAACGACACCCATCAATATCTTGTTCTGGTATACGCCAAGCAATGGGAAATAGTAAAATTTTACAGACTTACCCACCCCCCAACCATCGTATGTCGCCCTAGTTCTTGAGGCGCACTCGGGCTGATCCTCGCCCTGCCCTATAGCATCAATGCTTGGGATATATAAAATATCCGGAACAGTTCCAGCTAGAGTTCTAAAAATAAACGCATAGCGCTCCTCAGGAGGAGCCCAGGGTCTCTCTCCAAATATTATATCAACATAGTATGGCTTCCTCGGCTCCTCATCTTCATCCCACCAAATAGGAACACCAAGAAACGGCGAACCAACATTGAAAGAGTTTTCGCCTTGAGAAACTATGGCTCCGCCATAATAAAGCTGGTAGTTCGTCTCTCCCCCTCCTCGAAGGATCGCCCTGCCCCACCATTTCCCGCCCTGCTCCTCGACCTGCGGGTCGTCCTGATCCGGCAGGCCCATGTCGAACAGATACGTATAATGCATCTCCCAGATTCCGTACCATGAGATCGCTGGCTTAGAGCTGCCGTTGGGTAAAAGAACCTCCCCCACCTGGTTCATATCGGACTGCCGGATCTTTCCGTGCCACGGCCAGCCCATGCGAACGACCTCGCCGTCCCAGGGCATCAGTTGATTCATGCCTTGAACTCCATGCGACCAATATTCGAGCCGCCATCCTGCATCTCGAAGCTGGTGACGCGCTTGAACACAACGACGACCAGGCCATCGGTGCTCACGATCTCCTCGTCGGCCACCGTGCGCTTCGACTTGTCGGTCTCGGCCAGCGGCCAGGACACACCGCCCCCGCCGATCTGCTTGCCGGCGGGGTTGTAGTCGGCCCTGCCGCGCGCAGCATCCAGAGCGCCGCGCGGATCGATCTTGCGCAGTGCGCGCGCCTGACGCTCAGGCTCGATCAGCCGGTTGAGCGCCGCGGTCAAGCCCTGGTCACCGCGGCGCTCCGCTTCAACCCGTTGGCCGCCGGCGCGACGGATCGCTTCGTTCCTCGCGCCGATACCGCGGCGCTCATCTGATAGAGCCATGATCCACCTCCTTATGCCGGCGCTGGCACGTCAGCGAGCACAAGCATGGTCATAGTTCCGGCGCCGGCGTCGTAATACACCCGCACCCAGGCCTCACCAGCTAGGTCTATGCCTCGGATCTGGAATCCATACTCGCGGGTTGAAGCCCAATTCCTCTGCATCCCGACGATGAACGTCCCACCCGGCAAGTCGACGCCACCCGCGGTCCCGACGAAAAACACTGAATCTGCGTTCCCCTTGACGTGCAAATCAAATTGCCGAGAAGAGGCTGTGTCGATATCGACAGCCCCGATCTCGTTCTCAGGAATGTTGTTCAGAGGCGCCTCGACAACTGCGTGCTGCGGCCCAAGCGAGAAATTGCCCGCGCCAGTTATGTGCAGTACTTCGGAGGGAGCGCTTCCACCTCCGCCGCCCTGCTTCACCCAATCCGCCGCAGAGGCCGTGCCCTTGGCAAGGTATTGGTCACCGTTTGTCGTGTTTACGTAATGAGCGCCCACGCTGGGCGGGGCCGAGGGTGGAGCGCCAGCACCGGACAGGACGTGCGTAACAGTTGCCATCAAATGTTCTCCATGATCAGGTTGTTTCCGGCGCCATCGACGAGAGCCGAACCACTCGCATCGACCAGGGCTCCGTCGGGAGTGCCGCCCTCCAAGGCCGCGATTCGCGCTTGCAGTGCCATGAGATCGCCGGCCGTGACGGCTGCATAGATCGCCGTTCCCGCCGGCCAGTTGCCATCAGTTGTTCCTTCCTGTCGGCGCTCAATCGTCAGCACACCGCCCGCGCGGACGGTTGCCTTCACGATTTCATGCTGCGCGCCAGCGTCATCCGCCAGCGTCAACAGAACCCAGCTACCGCCGGAGAGAGGCAGTAACGCGGCGGCGGCATCCGGAACCGTCAGGCTAGTGGCGCCAGGCGCCAAGCCGGCGCTCAGCGTCGTCTTCCAGTTGTTGATCCAGGCTCTCGCCATCGCTACATCTCCAGTAAGTCGTCAGGCACGGATACCCGGTAGGTGGCCGCGAGCTCCGGCGCATGCTCGTCCCGGTAGGTCTCCGGAATGTCGTTTGCGGTCAACGAGAAGCGCCGCGGGAACAACTCAGCGCCGGGATCGCGGTTGCTCCAGTTTCCCGAGAAACCATCCGCCTCATCGTCATACGCGGGACTGCCGTTGCGGCCCCCGAGCTGCGTCGTGAGTTGTCCGCCGCCCGACGGTGGACTGACGGGATCGGACGAGCCAGCAGGAGGAACAAGGGGGTCTGCTGCGCCGCCCCCGCCTCGCATCACCGCGATAGAGATCGTGGTCAGGGCGCTTCCGGATGCGAGGTCGAGCCGGTCGACAATGCGTCGACACTTGCCCACCGCGCGCGCCCCCTGATCATCGAGGCGGAGCGTATGCACTAGGTCGATCGGTAGAACCATGCTGGTGGGCACGTCCCACGTCACAGTCGTCCCACGGTGCGCGGCGATGAGTGTCGTTGCTCCCTGGGCCAACAAGCAGTTCAGCGCGGACAAACGCCGGCTGCCATCCTTCTCGTCGTCGTAGCCGGTGCTGCCGCCGGTGATCGGGTCGCTTTCCCAGCGCTCGGCCCTGTCCGACTCGATCTCGAACGAGGCACGCTGCCGACCGACAATCGGACCGGTCGCCGCCACGCTCGGCTGAACCTCAATGACCAACCGATAGCGCTCTGTAACGGACTGCACCCAGCGCCGGCCAGCAATCCAATTTCCGCCGAGCAGCAGCTCGGTGAAGTTGTTTACCCATGCCGCCGGCGGATTGCAGTAGACGCCCGTGGGCGGCAGTGGATACCAGGTCGCATAGAACAACGTCTGGCCGCTGCTCTCGGTCGCCGAGGTGATCATCTCGACATCCGGTAACTCGGTGTCGTCGCCGCGCCAATTACAGAACCCCGCCTCGCCGACCGCGTTACCCGTGCCGGGGTGCTGCCAACCATACGAGGCGTTCAACTGCCAGAGCCGGCTGAATCGGTAGTCGCACTCGATCTCGATCCTGTTCGTCTGCGAACTCAGGTCGGCCAACTCGACCGTAAGCGATCCGTATACCGTAGAGCCTTGGCCGAACTCGAAGGCAGGAACCACCGAAAGCCATGACGTGACGCGGAGAGCACCATATGGCGAACAGTCCAAGCTCCCGGTAACGCTGGTCAAACGCTCCTGGGCGTAGTCCCACCGCGAGCGCCCATCGACCGGCTCGAACACATCGGCGGACCAGGCGCCGCCGACCAGGGCGTCGACGGCCGCAATCTCCATGGCCTCTACACGCTGCTGCAACTGGTCCGTGCAACTGACGTCCAGGACGCGCCGAACAGGATTCCAGGCTGGCTGCGTAACCCTTCCCGTAAACCGCCGGCCCTGACTCAGCTCACCCGCAGTCTCCGTTGCGTAGTCGATGGTTACGGTTCGACCAATCCAGTCCGTAGGGACAACAGGGCCGTCGCCGAGATAGATCGAAAAGGACGCGACGCCAGCCGCCCCCTCTTCACGATCGACCTCGATCTCCCCGGTCAGGAGCGGCGTAACGTCGTCATCGCCAACGCGCACGATTGGGCGCCATGTGAAAGCGTAGCCAGGGATGATCGGCTCAGGACCAGGCACAGCGGAGTGAGCGGCAGAGTTCAGCGCAGCGCTATTGAGCGGTCCACCGTTGAGCATCAGATTTCCTCAGCGACAATTTGCCAGGTCCGGCTGTTGTTCGAAGAATCAAGAGCCTCAGGAGGGATGGACGCGAAGACGTGGAACAGCGGCCACCACTCGACGCGGTAGAGTTGCGCGCCTGGGATCTCCGACGCAGTTACCACCTGGCCGGCGGACGACACGTCCGTTCTGACCCACTCACGCCCGACCAGCGCCAGCCCCCACGGACCGGCGTCCGGCCGAACCTCTCCAGGGATTGTGAATACTCGGTCGGCGGCAGTACGGCCGGAAATGCCAAGCGACGCATTGCATCGCAGCTCCAACGGGTTGTCGAAGTCGAGTCCAAGCATCCCCGTGCCGATCCATCCTGAACCGCTGATGGTGATTGCCGTCTTGCGCCAGTGCGTCATCTGTACTGCCGCACCTCCGCTGAGCCTCAATCGCTCGACGCCGCCATCTACAGCTTGGTACTGACACTGAGGGGCGCCGCCGTGTATCACGATCGGTACTCCCCCAAGCATCACGTTCGGAATGATCATTCCCAACTCCATAAAAAAGCCCGCGCCAGGCGGGCTCGGTCATTTTGGGCGTGTCCGCCCGAACTTCGAGGCGGCCTTGCGTATATCTCGGAGCGTGTCGTGTGTCCCGAAAACTGTGAAACCGGCATCGTCTCCGCCCAGGTTGAGGGTCAGCGAACCCAGGTTTTGCATGGCTGCCGGCGGATTCGCCTGCTGAAGCGCCGCGGTCGGAATCTCGGGTATCTCGGGGAGAGTTCGTTGATACCTCTGCGACATCTGCAGCGACTGCACTGCGTTGAAGATGCGCTCTCCTCCGCGCATCATCATCAACTCCGGCCCGCGCTCCCCAACCCACGCCATGCCAGGGGGAGCGCTCTGCGTACCAGTGGCAAACCCGGGTATCTTGGGGGTGATGCTGGGCACGCCAGGCAAGCCCATCTCCGGAGGCGGAACCAGCGTGATAGGTATCACGAGTTGCTCAGCCAGGCCGGCGGCGATGTCGGCGACCTGTTGCTTCAAGGTCTCCGCGCTTTCGAAGTCCATTCCGAACGACACCTCGACGTTTTGCACAGCCTTGATGCGCTCCTCGAGGTCGGCCAGGTTCAGGCGGTTGACGTCATCCGCAGCCTTGGCATTACCAGCCTCTACCTCTGCGGCCTTGTTGGCGATTCGCTCCACCTCCTTGGCCACGCCTTCGAAGCCGTAGCTGTTCGCGCCAGCATCCTTCAGTTGCTGAAGGATCTGCAGCGCGCGGCGCGCCTCCTCGATCGCCTTTTGGTTGTTGCCGGCGGTCAGCGCGTTCCGAGCCGAGGCCTGGGCCGCAGTGGCATCACCGAAGGTCTGCGTTCCGGAGGCGGGCGTCGCCTGGATACCCTTCACCAGGTCGGCAAACTCCTTGCGGACATCTGCCTGGCGCGAAAGCGCGTCGTTGAGGTTCTTGGTGGACTGCTCAAGTAGGGCCTTGGTCCGAACAACCTCAGACTGGAGATCAGCGACGTTCTGATCCCGAGCCCGCTTCAGGGCATCGTTCTGGCGCTTCACGATCTGCTCTTGACGCGCCTTCTCGGCGGCGAGGGTGGCCGTGAGGCTGCCCTCGCCCTTTTTCACCAGCGTATTCGCCGTGTTGATCCCCTTGGCAACATCGTTCAACTGGTTCGCAACCCAGTCGACGATGCCTGTTTCCTTCGCTCTGCGCCCCCAATATTTCTGGGTTTCGGAAAAGATCCGGTTCAGCCCCGCGCCGATCTCCGGCGCAAACGAAGCCATCTCCTCGCGGAGCTTCGGAAGTTCCTTCCGCAGCGCGATAACGATCTGCTCCGAGGTCAGTTCACCGGCGGCAGCCATCTCACGAAGCCGGCCAACAGTCACCCCGAAGGAGTCCGCCAAAGCGCCAGCAATTCGATCCGAGGACTCCAGAACGGTATTGAACTCTTCGCCCCGCAGGACACCACTGGCGATGGCCTGGGAGAACTGGGTAATGACCGAGGCCGACTCCTCGGCAGATGCCCCACCAATTTTCAGGCCAAGGGATACCGCCTCTACGGTTTCGAGGGCGGCGCGCTGATCCATGCCCGCATCCCGCAGAGGGCGCTGCAACCGCGAATAAAGGCCGATGAGGTCGCCGACATCGCCCTGAACATCATCAGCGATACGGTCGAGTTCGATCTGCGCGGTGTTGAACTCTTCCTGCGAGCGGGTTGCCAGGCGAAGCCTGGAATCAAGCCGGCCAACAGTGTCGGCCCCGTTCGCTAGCTTCGCCGTTGCAGCGCCTACCGCGGCGGCGAGACCTGCAACCGCCAGTGCCGGGCCGCTCCCGCGGAGAGAGCCGATGCTCGACAGCCGCGAGCCGGCACCAAGCGAGTTGAGTTCGCTCTTGGTCTCCGCGATCTGCTTCTTGAGCGCCCGCTGCGCAACGGCAAGCTCCCTTGTGGACAGCGTTCCGCTGGACCGAAGCATGCGATATTGCTGGTTCAACTGCCCGATGGCAGCCTGCAGTTCGCGCACCCTGGCTACTCCCAGGGTGCTACGCGCTTGCTCCAAGTTGTAGCGGCGCTGCTCGATCGCGCTCTGCTTGATCGCTGCCGCCTGTTGCCGGAGGCTGGTGGTGGCCGCATCATTCCGGCCAGCCTGGAGGTTTCGATCCAGCTCCCGCTGGAGCCGCTGCCGTTCGGATGTCAGGCTCCTCGTATCCAGCCCGGCCTGCTTCAACTCCCGGCGCATCGCGGAAAGCCGAGCTATCTGGACCGTCTCTGCCCGCTCCAGGCTGCGCAAATCCGAAATGGAGTCCCGGTAAGCCTGCTGCAATTCGCGGCTTGGCCTGATCGTCGATGCCAGTTCGTTGCCGAGCGTGCGGATCTGCTCGCGCGCCGAGCGCGCCTGGCGTTGCGTGTCCTCAAGGGTGCTTTCGAGAGCAGTGAAATCGTTTAAACGCTTGAGAGGTTGCGCGACCTGTCTGACCAGTTCGGCGTATTCCTTGCGGAAACCTGACACCTCGCGCAGCGCATCATCGAGGTCAGCAGTCAGCCGGATCTTTACGTCAGCCATTTCATTCAGCCTTCAGCGCGGTCAAGAACAGCGACCAGGGATATTCAAGGACGTGGTGATGCCCAAGCCTCACCAGAACGCAAATGGCGCGCTCCAAACTCCTCAAGGCTTGTCGCGGAGTTTCAAGAGACGGCCCAGCATTCCGAAAAAATGCGGGTTCACCTCTTTACATGCATCCCGCAACTTGGCGAGTTGGCTCGGCCGGAGATCGTTAATTTGGCTCTCCGTAACCGACGTCATCAGGCACAGATCGGAAAGCCTGATATCTTCGAAGAGAGCATTACTGACGAGGTCTTGGTCACTGACCTCTTGCATTAGTTTTCGAACATCCGCAACGCTAAGTTCACGCACGGTAAGCTCAACGCCATCAATATCAACAACCCTGCTTGCTGTAAATGTTGACATTTTCGACTCCATAAAAAACAAAACCCCGCTAATGCGGGGTTTCAAAGCAGAATTTTCTATTTCACATAAAGCGAAGAGAGCCCCGCCAAGAACCCACCAAACACAGCAAAAAGCCCAGCAACAATAAATGAAACTATAATTATCGCCGGAATTGCAGCAATTGACGCTTTAACCATAAAGAAAACCATTGACCAAAAGCCCATTTTGAAGTCAATCACTACAACTGGACTTGCTCCTTTATAGTTCATGACAACATTTCTAGCCTCAGGATGTAGCTTAGAGAGATTGCCCCATGACATGGGGTCAGACCTCTGACTGGCCTGACGCTCGGAATACTCTTGGTAATTAGTTCCACACTTAGGGCACGAGTCAGCGCTTTCTGTGATTTCTCGCATAGTCGGTTCATATGCGCAGTTTGGGCATTTCATAGCCGTCCTCCCTGTATGATGAAGAGGACTTTAGCATCACTGCGCCAGCATCAAAACCTAGCACATAGCCGGGCTCTGGTAGTGACAATGACAGATCGGAATCAGAGATTGCTCGCCTGGCGTCCCTGCCGGGCATGAACGGCGTCACACCGTCGCCAGTTCCTTCTTGATGTTGAAGTACTTCGATTTTCCAGCGCCGACCTTGGTCGGGTCCATCAGCACCTTGGCAGTGGCCTCGGCGGCCAGGAAGTCTTCGGTGTTGATCCAATCCTGCTGGCTCGACGGGTTCAAGCGGCAGAGGAAGTAGCGCGCCTGGATTCGGCGCTGGGTACCGGCGGCGTTCTCGCCCTCGAAGAGGAATTCGAACGTCTTGCCGCTGTTGGTCAGCGCCTCGATCACATCGACGGTGGCAGACTTGTAGGTCACCTTGATCGGTGTGGCCGCAGAGATCGCGCCCCCTTCAACGATTTCGAGGCCGGCTCCGGTCATGTTCCAGTCGTCGAACTCTTCGTAGGTCGTGGTGCCGTCCTCGCTCTTCACGCTGGTGATCTCCAGCGGCATGAAGTCGAGCGCGATCGTGCCTCCCGGAACGGCGATGTGCGCTTCGTCGGTGTGGGTGGCAGAAGGAACGTTGGTGGCGTCGCCCCACATCAGGGCCGCCAGCATCGAGGTATGCAGTTCGCGGAAGTTGATCCCCAAGCCGACCGAGGAGATGCGCGATACCGAGTCGTACTCGCCGCCCTGCGGAGTGGTGGTGTCGGGGAGCGTGATCTCACTGCTCTCGATGGTCTGCTGAATGGTGGATACCAGACCTACTTTCTTGAAAGGCCCTGTAGTCCCTGCCTCGCGTGCCTTCAGCCAGCCGCCGATCACGTACGTCTCTTTCTCGATAGCCATATCAGGCCTCCTTCTTGATCACGCCTTCGCGGCGCAGGAATTCAACCTGGTCAGGGCTGACGTTGATCTTTTCGCCGGCCGCCTTCTCCTTGCCCTGGTGCCAATGCACCTTGGCCAGGGTGACCTCGACGGCCTTGTTCAGCGCAGCCGGCGGCGCGGCGTCGACCGAGGCCGGCACCTGGGGATCGCTCTTCATGGGTTACGCCTCGATGATGGTTTTCAGATACACAGGGATTCGAATCACGGCAGCGGCCACTCCATCGCCCGGCGGGTACGGCTCAGGCGCCCCCAACGTCAGCCCGGTAATGCCGCGCTCTCGGGGCAGCCAGCGCAGGAACTGACCCTTGGGGGCAGGCATCAGACACGCCAGAAGGTCTAGCTGTAGGTCCTCCAGAGCCTCCTCATAGTGGTCATACCCACCTTGCACCGCGCCTACCACGTCGAAGCCGCGATGGAAGCGAACGGCGGCATCAAGATGCTCCGGCGGCTGCTCCTTGCCCGGCTGGACGACAATCAGCGGAAAGCCCTCATGCCGCTCCTTGACCAGCTCGTTAAACCACCCAGAGAGCACGCGAGTGCCCGCGTCCGTCCGGTATCCCTGGTTTGGCGTGATGGTTTGCAGGCGCGCCAGCAAGGCCAAGCGACCGATCGTGAGCACGTTCGGCTTCATGCTTCCTCCTCGATCGTTGCTGCCGTCAGCAACCAACCGTCGTTCGCAATGAGCTTTTCCACGAGATAGCGCGACGACCCGATGACGAAGAGGTCGCCACGCGATGCCGTGGGAACGTCCTTCGCCAGCCAACTGATCCCAACCTTGTCCGTGATGAAAACCCCATCAGGCCCCTCGTAGGTGAGGTTTCGGTCGACCTGCAGCGGTATCCCCTTGATCGGGGGGCGGCCGATGCCGCGGAACTCGCCCACGGCATCAGATAACCGCTCTTGCCCACGCTCGTGGAGCCGTTGGATCAGCCGGCCAAAACGGCCCGGCGCGCTCATTGTTGGATCAGCATCGCCGACGCGAAGCCGTCAACGGTGGGCTCGGTGATCTTGCCGAACGCCACCGAGTCGGCAGTGGCAGCAGCAACCAGCTCCCCATCGAGCACGCTGCACTTGGCGCCCTGGGTCAGGCCAGCGGCAGCAGGCAGGCTCCAGACGCCGCCAGTTTTTCCGGCGAACGGCTCGCCCGCGGCGGCATCTACCAGCGGCACCACCACCAGGTCTCCGATCACCGCAGGTACGCCGGACTGAACGCCGCCAACGGGCGCAATGAGAGTCAGGACGTTGCCGTCCTCCACATAGTTCTTCGCCATGGTTGATTCTCCTAATGGCAGAAACAGAAAGCCCCGCTAGGTGCGGGGCTCGGGAGTTGGCACCGATCAGGCGCCGTTGGATTTCTGCAGGCCGCGGAAGTCCAGCGGCGCCACGCCGGCGTCGATGCGCACCTTGCTGGCCACGCCGTCGACAGTGAAGCCTTCCTGTTGCTCCAGGTACGGGGTATCGACGCCGTCCAGGTAGGCCACTTCGATGGTGTCAGAGCCTTTCTTGGCAGCCATGTACCAGGCGGTCGCCGAGGCATCGTCCAGGCGCGGCTCGCCGATCACCTGCGCGAATGCGCGAATCGGGTTAACGATGCCGCTATTGACGTCGGCGCCCGGCACGGACTCGGAGTTGATGATCTGGTTGGCCTTGTCCTCGAGTGCCACCGGAGTCAGAACGAAGCCCGGACGGATGTTGAGGGTGCGCCCCTTGCCCTTCTCTACCTGGGCTTTCTGGGTAGCCATCTGGGTCTTGGCCTTGCTCAGGCTGTCGATGGAAAGCGCCGAAGCCGCGCCAGTGAGCAGGTTGCTGTGGTCGGCATGGAACAGGGCCTTGCCATCGCTCATCGCCGGGTTACCGGTCAGAACCGCATAGACCAGGTCGCCGATGGTGGCCTTGGCCGCCTGGCCCAGCTTGAACGGGATATCCGAGAGCATCTGCAGGTCGTCGTTGATGATCGCCTGACGGGTGATGCTGAACAGCTCTCCGTAGGTAGCCAGGATGATCTGCTCGCCGCGCTCGCCAAGGGTGACGTACTTGTACTCGGCGCCCTCACGCACCTGACGCAGCGAGGAAAACTCGCCCAGCCCGACGCGGCGCGCCGGCTTGAAGTCAGTGAGAATGCCGGGCTTGGTCCACAGCGGGAAGGTTTCTTCGGCCTCTTCCCAGCCCGCCAGCACCGACTTGTTGGCGACGTCCAGAAGGATCAGGCCGAAGTCGCTGGAAGTGTGGGTGAAGGCCAAGCCGACCATTTGCGGGGCGTTGAGCGAGGCCACGCCGACCCCGCGATCGACCAGCGAGGCACGGGCCAGTTCGCGGAGCGTCATGCCGTTGTAGGCGTTATCGGCCTGGCGCTCGCCGCGACCGATGCGGGCCAGCACGCTCGCGCGCACCGAGTCGCCCACCAGGTTGCCGTTGCCGGCATGGATGTGGGCGCCAGCGCCAGGGGTGGCGGCCGGCTTGGTATCGGCGCCAATGGCAGCCAGCAGCTTCTCGCGAGCCTGGTCGACGGTGATGGTCATGTCGTTCAGGCAGGTGGCGAGCAGTTCGGCGTGGCCGCTGGCAAACGCGCCGAAGGCAGCAGTGATTGCGCTGCGGCGACCAGATTCCTCGGCGAGGATGCGGGCGCGAATATCGGCCTCGGTTGGGGCGGCGGCCACGGGAGCCGCCGGCGCGGCCGGTGCCGGAGTCGGCGCGGGAGTGTTGGTCGGCGCGGCGGGGGTCTGGGCGCGCGGGGCCAGTAGAGTTTTCAGAGCTTCGGGCATGTGGGCGAACTCCTGCATGCGTTTGGAGGAAAGGTGAGCGGCCGCTTGCAGCGGCTCAGTGAGCTGGTCGGCGAAACCGGCAGCGACGGCCTCTCGGCCATTCATCCAGGTCTCCTCCTTGAGGAGCGCCTTGATGTCGTCGGCGGACTTCCCGGTCTTGTTGGCGTAGGCCATGACCAGGGTGTCCTCGACCTTGTCGAGCAGTTCGGCATAGCGGCGCATGTCGTCCGCATCGCCGCCCTGGATGCCCCAGGGCTTATGCACCATCATCATGGCGTTCTCGGGCATGTAGATGGTGTCGCCGGCCATGGCGATGACCGAGGCCATCGAGGCCGCCAAGCCATCGATGTACACGTCGACGCTGGCCGGGTGGTTGCGCAGCAGGTTATAGATCGCCGTCCCCTCGAAGACGTCGCCGCCCGGGGAGTGGATGTGCAGGTTGATCTTGTTCAGGTCGCCCATTGCCTTGAGGTCTCGAGCGAACTGCAGCGCGGTGATGCCCCAGACGCCGATCTCGTCGTACAACAGCACCTCGGCGACGCCGCGACCGGCAGCCTTGATGCTGTACCAGGACTCATGCGGGGCGTTGGCCTCAGTCAACGCCGCCGCCATCGGCAGCATCAGGCTTTTATGGATCAGGGTTTGATGGCTGCCCATCGGCGCCTCCATTGTTGCTCTCGTTGGGGAAATCCGGCCCAGGCACGGGTAGGCCGGCGCCGTATCTGTTGACGAGCTCGCGAGCCTCGTCGGCGGTAAGCATCTTCCCGACGCCCAGGTACACCTTCTGCACCGCCTCAACCGGGTCCATCCCGGACTTGACCAGTTGGTGGTAGGCATCCGAACTGAAGACCAGGCCGGCTGCCCGGTTCGCCTTGATCTCCGTCTCACGCGACTTCTTCAGCTCGCGCGGATCTCGACCACGAGCGCGGGCAACTTCCGCCTCATCGGCGAAGCCGGCCTTGACCAGCAACTCCCATGCGTTGGCCTCATGCATCGGGTTAATCCATGGCATGACCGGCCCCTGGTAGACCGCCGCGTAGAGAGTGCGGTGATCAACGTCGGCGGGCAGGCGCTCCTTCCGAGCCAACAGGTACATCTGCAGCCAGGACCGATAGACAGGCCGGCACCAGTAGTCGATGAACTCGTGCTGCAACAGGTCGTAGCCCAGCCAGCCCTCGACCAGTTCCTGGCGCTGTGCCGAGTAGGTGCCGTCGTAGGCCCTGGACACCGAGGAGTAGGTGCTGCGAGTGCCAGCGCCGATCATCCGCAGTTGGCCGTTGCGGAAACCTTCAAGGAAGGGGTTCGGCCGGTTGCTCTCGATCATCCCGACGTCTTCACCTGGCTCGAGGTCGTCGAAGACCATGCCGGGGGCGATGGGGATCGTTCGGTTCTTCCGGTCCTTCCCGGGCTCCACCGTGTAGCTGTCGGGGTTACCCTTCTTGATATACATCGCCAGGGCAGCACTGATGCGCGCCGCCACCCGCTCGCTCTCCTCGTAGTCCTTCAAGTCGGCAAGGCGGATCAGCACTGCGTGCAACATCGGCACGCCTCGGTTCTGGCCGATCCGCTTGCGGTAGGCGATGTGGATGATCCGTTCCGCTTCGACGCGCTTCACCGCCAGGCTGCCGCCCAGCGTCTGCAGGTTGCCGGGGTGATCCTTGAGCAGGTGATAGGCCCTTTTCCGGCGCCAGGTGTCACGCTCGATACCCTGGACAATGCCTTTCGACAGGTTGTTGTAGCTGAAGGGCAAGTAGTCGGGCTCCAGCAGCTCCAGGGCAAAAGGCACCGACGTGGCAAACGTGTAGTTCGGGACTCGTCCCATCAACTTCTGCGCCAAGCCCTCGCCATCGCGCAACCAAGTGCGGCACATCAGCCGCTCTACCTGGGGCCGCGTCAGCTCACCAGAGGTCTCCGGCGAGAGAGACCACTCGGCCCACGCACTGCGGATTTCCATGGCCAACTCGGCATGCACCGAGCCATCCAGGCGCAGCGGCAGCGGTTCCACGCCGATGCCACTACCGCCCACCACCCTCTCCTCGAGGCGATCGAGCAAGCCGGTAACCAGATCGTGATCTTCGTCCAGTTTCCGGCACTGCTCTCGCATGGAGACCGCAGACTTCTGTAGCGAGGTGTCGGCGCCCAGCGGTTGACGCTTGGCCTTGTGGGTTCGCCCTGGCCTGGCAGCCTCATACGCCTGGATTGCCTCGCGGGCGGCCAGGCGCCGAGCCACCAGGTCGGGGGCCCAGGGTTTCAGTAGACGATCGATCAGGTTCATCAGCAGAACTCCGCCAGCGCCGGGCCTGGTCGGCGACCGGCGGCGCGGTCCCGATCTGCCGCCGCGCGGCGCTCCCACTCCCGGCGTCCGGCGCGGATCTTCTCAATATCCTCCATGGTGTGGGTGCGTCCGTTGAAGATCACCGTCCGCCCTTCGAGCACGGCGGCCTCGGCCTCCAGGTATTTGTCGAGCATCTGCTGCGCTGTCAGAGCCATGGTCCGCTTCCAGTGTTGAGCCAGCCCCGAGAGGTGCTGGCATGGTTTTCGTTCGAGGGTTGCTGTTGGGCGACCTGCTCCGGCACGGGATCAACGCGCGCGCGCTCAAGTTGGTCGAGGTCGAGGCCGAAGCGCTGCTGGCTGATGCGCAGCGCGGCAAGGGCGTACACGAAGCAATCCAGCGCCTCATTGCGGCGCCCGCCGGAGTCCCATCGCAGGACGCGAACACCCTTCGCCATCACCGGCTTCTTCTTCTCGGCGGTGATCTGCTTCACTTCGTCCTCGTCGCAGATGTCGCTGTCGATCGGGAAGTGCACACAGCCGGGCGTCGGTTGCCACGGGATGGGAACATCAATGCGCAGGCGGCTGTAGATCAGTTCCTTCGCATTGTCGGTACCCAGTTCGGTCTTGTAGACCTTGCGCTTGCGCCGCTTCGGGAAGTTGGCGATTGGCTTGCCGTATGTGCTCGCCCCGAAAGTCGGAACCACCCAGTGCACGCCATGCTTGACGCTCTCGGCCTCTACCTCATCGGCATAGTGGCCGCCGGCATCCCAGCACCAACGCTCGACACGCATTGGAACGCCGTCAGCCCGAGTGAACTGCCGGTGAATTTCCAAGCCGACCTTACGCCGCAACTCCTCACTGGCCGGATCGCCGGTCAGAATGAAACGGTGAACAAGCCATGCCTCCTCGCCAAGACCGAAAGCCCAAACGCGGCCCTCGTAGCGGTCGTCCTGGGTGTCGATTCCACCCATCAGGACAAGCGCTTGCGGCGGCACCTTCGGGTAGTTCTCGCGGCGGGCATAGAGCGTCTGCCACTCCACGCGGTCGCCCTGCTCCTCTTCCCACACCTCGCCGCGCGTGGTGTTGATGAAGGTAATCAGCTTCTCGCGGTCGCCCTTGACCTTGAGCCACTCGTCAACCAACGACACCCAGGTCGTCCAGGTGCTGTAGATCGCCCAGCAGTAGAAGCTGACCGAGCGCGGCGTGCGGATCGGCTCGTTGTCTGGGCCGAACCAGTCGATGCTGTCGCGCGTCCAGATGCCGGTCTCGTCGCAGATCCAGCGGCCTTTAGCCTGGGCCACCACCATGTCGCGGTGTTCAAAACAGGCTGCACAGTGCTCGCAGACGTACCAGGCGCGCTCGGCCTCACCCAGCTCGTTCTTTTCCCACTTCAGGCCGAACTCACAATCCTTTCCGCCAAACTTCAGGTGCTGTTCCCGCTGACAGTGAGGGCAAGCAATATGCAGGCGCAGCCGGTGCGGAGACTCTTCCGCCGCCTTAGTAATCTGGCAACTGCCAGCGACCCCAGGCGTAGACCCCCGGATAGACTTCGGGTAGACCGCACCGTCCAGGCGCTTGTCACCTAGGAATGTCGGCGAGCCTTCGCCCTCGACGTCGGCGTCGAACTTCGACAGTTCGTCGTAGATCACCTCGTCGGGCGACTTCTCCCGGTAGTTCCGGGAGGCCTTGCCACCGCGGATCCAGAGGTTGCGGCGGTTCGCGAACACCTTGTTGTCCAAGGTGTTGTCGCTGTGCTTCCGACCGAACCAGGGCGCCAGTTCCAGCATGACCGGCACGTCGCGGATCAGGCCATTGACGTGGCTCTTGCTGATGTCCTCGGCGTCCGGGTCGGTCGGACTCCACATCATCACGTTGCGGCGCTTGTGCTGGATCTTGTAGCCGATGTTGGCCAGCAACAGCTTCGTGTAACCGATCCGAGCCGACTTCACGAAGTTGACCACTCGAATCAGGTCGTTGCCCATCGCGTTCAGGATCGCGATCTGGAAGGGTGCGGTCTTCCAGCGGCCCTCGTTGTAAGAGGACTCGGCCGACATGTAGAAATGCTTGTCGGCCCACTCCACCGCCGTCATCGGCGGCTCTTTGAACATTCCCTGCAAACCCAGCTTGACCGCAGTGCGCAGATCACTGATCCAGGGTTGCAAGGTACTCATCAAGGATTCCCGGGATGTCGTCGCTGAACTCAGCGGAAAGGTTTCGCGCCAAGGCGATCTCCCGCTCGAAGGACTCCATCACCAAGGGATCAGCATCCGGGTGGCGGCGACTGACCGTTTTGCAGACGGTCTCCAGCGCCGAGCCAATCTTGGCGGCGATCTTCGCCAAGGCGAAAGTGGCGAACGGGACCGGGACCAGGAGCTTGTCCTGGATCTGGTTCTTCTGCTCTTGGGCGTAGGCCTGGGCCTTGGTGAGCCGGAGTCGCTCCTGTGTCAGCTTGGCTTCAGCGTAGGGATCGAGACCTTCCGGTAGCTCCCCCTCAGGTTGTTGTTTCCGAGCGGCGTGCTGGATGCGGTTTTCGACCACATCCGCCACCGTGTAGAAGGCCTCTCGACCTATTCGCTCGATTGGTTGAACGCCCCATTTATCAAAGGCTTGCGGAGAAATCCCGAGGCTCGCGGCCATCTCGGACTTGTTCAACCATCCGCGCTGTTTGGTTGTTTCGTTTTTGCTCATGACTAAACAACAACCAACCTCCGAAAAATGGTCATACATATTTGGCGCGCGGGGCTCGAATTACCCTCTGACGGGGGCACCCCGGGGAGGACCCGCTACGCACCACTTTGGTGCATCAGTCAGCGCCTCGCAGCGAACCGAGCAGCAACGCCGCGCATCGCCACCTCGAACTCGCGCGGCAGGTTCTCGTCGGCGTACTGCTGCGCGATCTCGAAGAAGCTCAGCCGGCGGCGGTACGAAGGGCGAGACACGAAGGCCATGATGACTGAGACACCATCCCGGCCTCGGCCTGTGCGCTCAGCAATGCCTATGGGCTGGCCCTTACGGGTCATGACGAAGTAGCGGCGAGCATTACCCTTCGCCCTGCTCCGTCTGCTATCGGTCGCGTTCGCGTTGTACCCGGCCTGGCTGAAGCCGCGGATGCCGCTCAATGCCTTGGTGACCTGGCCGCGCCTGATGTTCCCGTAGCGATCCAGGTCCGCGCCGGCGCCGGGCACCACGTACTTGCCTTCGGGCAGTATCCCCTTGGCCCTGAGCTGAAGTTCGGCCGGCTTGTTCCGACGCGGGCCACCGTAGACCTCGGGGGCAATCCACACCGATGCAGGCTGCGCACCGTCCGCTTCGTCCTTGAACCAAACCCGCGCTTCCAGCCGGTCTTTCCTGGCTGGCACCATGCGCAGGCTGTTCAGGGTGTACGGGGTCGGGCGGTCGAACACGACACGCATCTCATCGCGCAATCGATCCATCAGGCCTTGCGCGGTCCGCGTAAGCGCAGTGGCTGTCGCGTAAGGAATCTGCCTCTGCTCAAGCTCAGTCAGGTCGGCGAGCTGCTGCTGGAACCCTTCCGGCTTGATACTGATCATCTTCTGCAATACCTCGGCAGGCCGGCGATGTGCTTACGCAGCGCCTCAATCATCAGTTCGCGTCGCTCGACTCCGGCTCGGAGATCAGAAACAACTTGTCCATCAGCGGCAGCAAGGACGGCTCTTCCTGCATCAGCGCTGCCGGAGGCTCCGGGAGCCGGGTGCATTCCGTCTGCGGGGCCGCGGGCTTTGACGTACACGACGCGAGCACCAGTGCCGATAGCATCGCGGCGCAATTGGTTTTCTTCATGGGAGGCCTGCAGTGCTGCTTGGTAGGTTCGGGCCAGGGCATCGGTCTGGACCTGCGCCTGGATGTCGCGCTGGGCCTGCTGGGCCATGGCGGTGACCGTCTCGACGGATTGTTCGAGGGCGGCCTGCAGGTCATCACGCTGGGCGGTCACGTGATCGAGGCGCCAGAACACAAGCGCGCCTACCAGGGCGACCACCAACCAGGGCCGCCAGGTCACTGGTCGACCCTCCGACCAACCTTGAACATGAACGTCTGCTCTTGATCGAACATCGAGTTGACGATGCCCTCAATTACCGAGAACAGAGAGACGACCATCTCAAGCGGCGCCCACTTGGCGAACGCCAGGGGGCAATCGCTATCAACATCCCCCAGCCACATCGGTATGCCGTAATAGCTCCCGTGGTGCGAGGCGCCGATGCGTCGCGCCTCAGCTTTCGTCGTGAACCCGAGCATCATTCCCCCTTGAGCGCAGCACGCGCCCACTCGAGGCGAGCCGCACGGTCATCTGCGCCGTTGTAGCCACTGTTGATCTTGAGGGTGATCCGCTCGAAGCGACCCTGGTCGGCCAGTTCGTTTAAACCCCTCGACATCCACCACCATGCCGACGCGATGGCAGCCCAGGTCCGTTGCTCAAGCAACTCCGGTTGCGCCACTAGTGGCAGCGCCAGGGCGCGGGCGACTTCGGCGTAGTTGTCGTGGCCCGTAATCATGATCAGGCCGCGGCCACGGTATCGATACCCATCGCCCGAGTCTGGCGACCCGTTGCCCATCCGGTTTGCGTAGACGCGGTTGGCAATGCGCTCAGGCTGTCGGGCGTACTGCTTCGCCTCAACCGCCGTAAAACGCGTCGGCCAGGTCTTGAGCAGGCCTTCGGCGGAGTAGTTCAGATTCTCCACCAGGCGCTTGAGGCTCTGGCTTTCGTGTCCGACCTGAGCAAGGAACATCGCCACACGCTCGGGCGTGTTGATCTCGAAGCGGGCCATGGAGCCGTTGATGTGCTCGACCCAGAGGCCGGCAGTAGAAGCACCGCAGCCGGTAGCGCGGTCGAGTTGATCTGCGGTGATCTTCATTCGCCAGCCCCCCGACGCGGAAACTTCCAGTCGGCGATCCGATCAGCGAACTCGGCGATCTTCTTCACTCCTAGGAAGCCGGTGAACACCCCAGCAGCGGTAGCCATGTTCTGTGGCAGGCCGAACCACTCAAGGACCGGAATCAGGCCCAAGGTAATCAAGGTGCAGAGCGTTGCCTCGAGCAGGGCCTGGCGCCGCGTTCCACCGCCATAGATCACCCGGGTCAGCGCGACCACAAAGGACAGGCCGGCGGCGTACAACTGCGGGTAGTGCGCAGACAGCCACGCAAGCAGCGCAGCCCAGGTGTCGGGTTTGTCGGGCATCTTCATCGTCTCAGTTCCCCTCGCCGGGGCAGAAATGAAAAAGCCCAGCGCAAGGGCTGGGCCGGGAATGGGTGCAGGTACGGCCTTTCAAGGGGGCCGCGCGCCCCGCAGCGCAATGCGCCACCTGCAGAAACGAAAAAGCCCAGCACGGGGCTGGGCTCTGAAATAGGTGCGGGTGGATAGGGGCCACTACCCCGTGCGCATCCTGCGCTCCACCTGCATTGATCGACTATCGTCCTCGGACAGACTCCAGCATCGATCTCATCTCTTCGATGATCTCTAGGTGCACCGCGTCTGCCACCGCCTCAGCCTCTTCCTCGGAATACAAGAAATCGCTCCTCAGCGTCAGGCCATGCATAACCACGAAACAGGCCTCATGGCCGGCATCGCGTATAGACCAGGGGACTGCGTCCCCCTCGAGCTTCACGACCTTGATATCTGGACTTCTCATAGGACCACCTCTCGGCTTCGAGATGGTCATTATCGCAAGGGTGAAGGCCTTGTGGGTCGGTAACCCGTCACTTTGATGTGGCAGGTGAGACTGCCGTCTACCGAGTTTCGACCTTCGGAAACTAAAAGGCCCGGGAGAGGGGATCTTCCGGGCCTCCCGTCCATCTCGCTGAAAGCCAAGGAAGGAAAACATCGAGTCAGACGGGGGCCTGATGATGCCGCGCCAGACCTGACAACGATCGAGTAGGAGGCGGATTCACATCCGCCGTCCTCTCACACCACCGTACGTACGGTTCCGTATACGGCGGTTCAGGTTATACGGTTAAGTCGGTTTATCGTATCCAGTATCGAGACCAGCCCGAGGCGGTCCCACAGCTTCTTCGGCAACGCCTGATTCATATGGGGCGCTCCCGAGTTCCACCATGGGCCTCGGCCATTGACTGCCGATTTCCACGCCCGCGCCGCATTAAGTCCCAAGCGTATCAAGTTGCGCGCCCTCGTAGAGGGCCGCTTCCATTGACGCCAGACGATACAGCGAAGCTTGTGACGCACCCAGCCGTCCAATTCCTCAAGTGGCCGTCTGCTCTGGCTCAGCTTGAAGTAGCCCGCCCATCCGCGCAGCACGGGGTTTATCCGCTCGATGACAGTCGCCACCTTGTGGCCCCGCGCTTTACGTAGCAGCTCTCTGAGCCGGTCGCGCAAGCGACCCAGGCTCATCGTCGCCACTCTCAGTCTCGGTTGCTGATGCCAGCTCATCCCGTAACCCAAGTAATCACACATCCAAGACCCGGCTACTCGGCTCTTATCCCGATTCAGCGTTAGTTTCAGGCGCTGATTCAGGAAGCGCTCAACACTGGCCATCACTCGTTCGCCAGCACGAGGGCTGCGCACATAGATGTTCGCATCGTCGGCATAACGCACGAAGCGATGACCCCGCCGTTCCAGCTCGCGGTCGAGTTCGTTGAGCAGGATGTTCGACAGCAACGGCGAGAGCGGGCCGCCTTGCGGCGTCCCTTCCTGCCGTCGGCTGGCGATCCCACCCGACATCTCACCGGCTTGGAGGTACCGCCGGATCAGTCTGAGCACGCGTTTATCTACGATTTGGCGCGCCACGTACGCCATCAGGAGATCGTGGTTGACCCGGTCAAAGAATTTCTCAAGATCGAGTTCCACGCACCAGCGATGCCCTGCCGCCACATGGGCGCGGGCTGTCTCGATGGCTTGGTGGGCGCTTCTGCCCGGACGGAAGCCGTAGCTGTAATCCGAAAACAGCGGGTCGAAGATCGGCGTGAGCTGTTGCAGCAGTGCCTGTTGGATCAGGCGATCCACGACGCAGGGAATGCCCAGTTGTCGGGTGCCGCCTTTGGGTTTGGGGATGTCGACGGCGCGTACACCTTGCGGGTGGTATTCGCCGGCCAGCAACCTCCTCTGGAGGATCGGCCAATACTGATTCACGTAGTCCGCCAAGTCGTCGACCGTCATGCCATCGGCACCCGGCGCGCCCTTGTTGCTGACCACGCGCTGATACGCACGTCTGAGGTTGGCCGGTGCAAGCACCCGCGCCATCAGCGTGTCCGGCTCCGCGTTCGTCCACGTCACAGATGCCGTCGATACCTTTGCGCTGTCAGCCGTCATCCTCGGATTCTGTCCGGGACTCGGAGTCACAGTCTTCTCTTGGAGAAATTTCTGCATTTCGGTATTCAACGAGACTCTGACGCCTACTGGCGGCATAACCTGTTCGGCCCTTGGTGGCGCGGTTATTCGCCACTTACTACGGCTTCGGCTGACTTCTGCACGCTCATCCCATCGCCTCTCGACGCTCGGTAGCACACTGGCAAACGTGCAGATCTCCCAGGGTAATTCGCGCGACCTTCCTGCTTATGCCTGTCGGATCTACGTCACAGCGTTCCGTGCAAGTATTGGGCTTTGAAGATTTTGGCCTTCTTACCCCGCTGCGCCGCCTCTATCCGCTTCCTGTTCGTCAGGCCAGCATTTTGCCTCGGGCTTCCTTCAGATTCGCAGTCACCCGCGACACCCTTGCCTCTGGCTAACACTTCCCCTTGCCGGGTGTGTAGAGGACTTTCACCTCCCAGTCACCAGCGTGGCCACCACAGCCAAGCTGGTTGCGCTTGCGCGCAACGCGCCATGCCTGGCGCACCAATAAAAAACCCGGCGCGATGGCCGGGTTCCGATGACGTGGAGCGTGTGCCTCAGTGGCGCACCTCTACGAGAGTGCCTACTTTTTACCCCTTCAGTTCGGTGGCAGCAACCCCGTTTCATTGCCACCTTGCGAATATCCCACGAACGCCTTGGCAATCCCTGGCGAATACTCGGTGAATATCTGCCTACGGTTATCAAGCGCCTCCGGCGCTGTCCTACTGGTCAGTAGGTGGGTCAGCAGGTGGGACAGATAACCCTTTGTTTTATATGGCGTTGTCCTACTGTCCCACTTGTCCTACTACTTTCTACGCATATAAGAGAAGAATAATAAGAGCGCACGCTACGCGCGTGCGCGCGATGCGCGCCTATGTGCGGGCGGGTGTGTGAAAGGTGGGACAGTGGGACAACCCCAGCAGCGACGGGGCTTTGCGCTGTCCCGCCTCGAAAAACGAAGCGGGACAGAGTAGGACGGTGGGACAGCGCCCGGCCAAGTCAGGCCGCCCGCCGCAGCAGGATTTCAGCAATGGCCGCATGGGCCAGGTGCAGGCGCTGGTAATACTGGGTTCTACCGCACCCGCACGCTTCCCATTTCATCGGGTCCGACATGTCGTAGTCCGTGTAATGCAACCGCACCACCCGCTCGATGGGCGGCGGAAGGTGCTTGTTCACGATCAGCTCAATGTCCGCCGTGCGATCCAGAGGACAGCGAGCCCCCGCCGTGGAGCGAGTCAGGTTTCCCCTGGTCGCCATCAGCATAGCAATCACATTGCTCCCGCCGCTAGCGTTGCCGGCTGAACCTACGCCGTTCGGTGGGTGCAGCTCGGCGGCCCAGGTCCGTAGCATCTCGTCAATTGGCTTGATCAAAATGCGGCCTCCTTCTGCGTTGGCCGCCCCTTCCACGACGGCGGCCGCTCATAGCCCCACGGTCGCACCGGCGACTTACCGGATGCGGGCAGGCGTCTGCGCCGCCAGCCCAAACGGTGCATGATATGGCCAACTCGCATCTGCTCCGGCTTGCCCCAATGCCCGAAGTCGAGGTTGAGCGCGTCCCCCAGCAGGTCAGCACTGGTGACGGTCTCGCCGACGTACCCCTCCAGCCAACCGATCAACTTGTGCTCCCAGGCGTCGACGGTGTAGCGCTTGTCCTGCTCCTCCTCGAACAGCGCGCGCTCTTCACGCGAGACCCACCACTGATCCCCGGCGCGGTAGCAGAACAGCGCTTCGGCCCATAGCTGGTCCCGGATCTCGCGCAGCAGGTCCAAATCCACCTTCGTGCAAAGGACCGGCCAGTATCGCCGGTTGCCGGTGGTGTCCTTTAGGTACTCCTCCTGGTTTGTAGTACCTACGAAAACACATTGTCGCGGCACATCGCGGGATCTGCGGCCATATTTCTCGCGGAAGGTATCAACCGATGCCGAGAAGAACTGCTTCGCCTTGGTGCTGTCGGCCTTGTTGAAGGCATCCAACTCGCCCAGTTCGCTGATCCATTTGCCGCGTAACATCTGAAATGTTTCTGTGTCACCAAGCACGAACGGGGTATCCATGAACCACTCGCCGCCCAGCACCGACATGGCAGTCGACTTGCCTTCACCCTGCAACCCTTCGAGGATCAGCACCGTATCCATCTTGCAGCCCGGGCGCATAACACGCGCAACAGCGCCGATCAGCCAGCGCTTGCCGGCCTTCATCGAGTACGGGGTCTCCTCCACGCCCAGGGCCCTGTTCAGCCAATGCTCGATCCGCGGCGTACCGTCCCACTCCAGGCCCTCAAGGTACGCCCGCACCGGGTGAAAACTGTTCTTGCTGGCCACCACCGACACCGCTTCCAGCACCGGCGGTACCTTCGTCAGCAAACCGTACTGCTGGGCCAGCCACTCGCACGCCAGCATGTCGTCCAGATCCGTCCACTCCCCCGTACCACCGCCATAGGGCGGCGTCCGCAGCTTCATGGTCTTGGCGCTGAACTCGTCATAGCCGAGCACGCCTTGCCACCGTTCGTCGTTCTGCAAGATGAGACTGATGTTCACCATGTGCGCCGCCAACCCGCCGCCCTTGATCCGCAGCAAGCAGTCACGCCAGCCCCCTTCCGCCGGCGGTCGGACCACCGCCATGACCTGGGCGCGGACAACCTCCAGCCCCTCGGCACAGTGCAGGTCGTTGAAGTCAGTCCAGCCCTCCTCCCGCTCGCTGCCGAAGCGAGGGAGTACGAACTGGCCGCCAAGGATCGTGGCTGCGTTCTCCGCAGCCTGAGCGCCCGGATTCCAAAGCGATCCGTCCGGGCGGGTGGTCTTCCAGTCGTCATCGCCGCAAAAGATCAGCGGCCGCGACGGGTACTCGGTCTGCATCGCCTTGCCGACCGGCAGCAGGTTGCCGGCATCGAAGGCAATGGCCACCGCGCAGCCCGTCGCCATGTGCAGGCTGACGCCGGTTGCGTAGCCCTCAGCGATCAACACTGGTTCGCCGGGTTCGGGGCGCGGACCGATCAGGCAGAACGCGCCTTCCTTCTGCATGCCGTAGGGCCAATAAGCCTTGTCCCGGCCGGTATCGGGCTGCTTCTCGGGGTAGATGATTTGCAGCCCCACCAACCCCTTGAGCGTCCGCATGGGCACCATGAAACGCCCGCCGTAACCGTAGCGGCCGCCGATCCCGACGATTTGCTTGCGGTCGAGATACGGCGCCTTGCCCTTCTCCGAAAGCCGTTCCCAAAGCCGCGCGGCACCCTGGGCGGCACGCTGGGCGGCATAGGCAGCCTTCGCCGCCGCCTTGCGCTTGGCCTCCTCCTGCCGCGCGTGCATCAGCTCGCGCTCCTCGGCAGTCAGGCGAACACCCTTGAGCTTGAATTTCTCGTTGAGATCCTGCCGCCAGTTGCCGAAGCGCCCGAAATAGAGGGTCTTGCCGCTGGCAGTGGTGTATTCGTGCAGGACGTACCAGCCAGTAGCCTCCCCGTTCCGGTCGCCCTCGACCTTGCAGCGCACCAACTTCCCGAACACCCAGCCCGGGCTCCGCTTGGTGAAGGGCTCGATACCATGATCCCGAAGCTGATTCAGCACTTCGTCCAGGGCTTCGTTACTCACTGGCGACCCCTCCGCTCGTTGAACGACTGGCATTCAATGCAGGTTTGGCACCCTGGAACAGCTTCGCGACGGCGCGGCGGAATCGGCTCGCCGCAGCACTCGCACTCATGAGCCGATTCGCCAGCCACTACCAGCGCTCGGGCAGCCAATGCCGCCTCCATGCGCTCCAGCACCAAGTCATTGGCGTGATCCGCGATATCAGCCATTGGCCACCTCCCCGCGTTCGGCGCCCTTGGTGGTCTGGTGGACGTAGCGAGCCCGCTCGTAGAGGCCAACCGCCGCGCGGATGATGCTCATCGCCAGTTTTTGGGTTTCGGCCAGCTCGGCCGCATCGATGCGACCATCCTCGATATGGCGCGCGATGGTGGTTGCCGCATTGGCCGACGTGTGCAGGATCTCGCCGGCACCGGCAATCAGGCTGGCCGGCACATCCTCGAACTGAAGCGGCGAAACGAAGAACCACAGGCTGTCGCCCAGCTCGGCATGCAGCGCGTCGAGCACGACCGCCCGCCCCTCGGCCGACACGTACCGCAGGAAGTCGAGCACGTCGTAGATGTTGAGGATGTGGCTGGTGTGGCTGGGATCGAACTTGTGGGAGGTGGTGGAGACGCTGCGGCCGGTGGAGTGAGCGAAGCCGGTGATGCCACCGTGGCACATGCGTTGATTGCGAGCGACGAGGTTGAGTGCTTCGCCCAAGGGAAGCACCTCGCGGCCCATGCGGTCGAACTGATCCGCGAACGAGGGTCGGGACATGGCAATTATTCCTGTTTACTGCCAGTGCCACGACGCCACCAACCTTGTTAGAGTAGGCGCCGTGGTCACATTGCATGGTGGTCACAAGGCAGATGGCCGCTCTGTGGTGGAAACGCCATCTGCCACGATGGCCGGGTGATCGGCATCCCTGATCACCCGACCGTTACAGCCAGCAGCTCTGTGGTGGAGAGGCTGGCAACCCCGAGGCATCCGTGCTTCGGGTCTGGGAAGCTCGGCCGGCTGTGGTGGTACTTAGCGTGCTGCTCCAGCCGGCCTGGCTCCCCTCCCTCGGTGGTGGCGAGGGTTGTTACGTTGACTAGGCAACAGCCAATCCATCGTCGCGCTCGCCAAACACGTCCGGCCGCAACCGGTGGCGACTGACGCCGGTCAGGGCCTCGACCTTCAGCACCATTTCTGCCGGGCAATGCCCACTACCTCGCAGATAGTGAGAAATCATTTGCTGGGACAGATTGACCCCGAACGCGGCGAGCTTTCGTGAAAGCTCGGATTGGCCCCCTGCCCGGGAAATCGCAAGCTGAAACGCGACTTTCATTGGTTCTTGATCTGACATAAGGCTTCCTCGGATGGAACTGGCGCCCAGCCTACAAACAAAGCTGTCGAATTTCAACAGGCACTTTTGTTTGAGAGGCAACAAATCCTTTTGTAGCGTTCCCCCCATGAACACACCAACTGAACGCCAAGCTGCAATTGCCACCACGATTCGCAAGCGCCGCGAAGAGCTGAAGCTTTCCCAAAGCGAGGTAGCGAAAGGGGTCCGCGACCTGCTAGGCGGCCAAGCCTTTACGCAACAGTCCTATGCTGCAATTGAGCAGGGGAAAACCAAGCACTCTAAATACCTAGCAGTCATTGCCCGAGTACTAGGCATTCCCCCTCAGTCGGTGGACCCCACGTTTCCAGCCGCCGCAAGCATCATGCCCCCTACGATCACAGCGGCAGAGCGGGCTACAGTAGCCGGCCCTACAGGGAGAAAATTGCCAGTGGTAGGCTCCATTGCAGCAGGCGCCTGGGTAGAGGCAGTCGATTTATTCCAGCCGGGTGATGCTGAGGAATGGGTAGATGCTCCAGGGCCAGTAGGCCCGGATGCCTTTGTTTTGATTATTGACGGGATAAGCATGAAGAATCCCGCCGGCCCCTTGAGTTTCGAAAGCGGAGACCGCGTGGTCATCGATCCATCAATCGAGGCAAAGCCGGGGGATCTTGTCGCGGCGAAGCTGACCAACTCTAATCGCGTCACGTTCAAACGCCTTCAGATGGAGGATGGCGAGTGGTATTTGGAAGCACTGAATCCCGCTTGGGAACCCCGATACATTCGCGTCAACGAAGAATGGCAGATATGTGGCAAAGCAGTATGGCGCGTACAGAAGCTGTAGCAACAAACAAAATCTACAAACAAAACTGTTGACCGATCAACAAATAAGACTGTAGCTTTACCTCGACTCTCCACCACAGAGACGAGGTAACATCATGCAACGTTCCGCCACGGTACACGTCCACCCGGCCTGTACTTCCTCCCCCCAACAGATCCAACGCCTCCAGGCCGACACTGGCTGCCTAGTCGTCATCGTCAACGGCAAAGCCCAGCTTGTCGCCACCAAGCGCACCTTGGGCCGCCGCTACGCGGTAGCCACCTCCCCGTTTGGAGGTGACGCGGCATGACCTACGCACTCCGCCAACCATCCTTTGTGCGGCTCAAGGCTCAACTCAGCCTCAACGGCCGCTTCAACCACACCCTCTACGACGCGGAAACCCGCCAGGCAGTCCACGCCACTCTTGACATTGAGCGCGGCGCTGAACAGGTCAGCGTCGTCGTTCGAATGGGCTCCACGCTGAATAGCCTGGGCCTCCCTATCGATGCCCCTTCCAACGCCAACACCGTGGCCGACTACCTCGAATCCATCGCAAACGGCCGCCTGGACACGGCGGACGATACCCCGGCTCGCCGCCGTTTCAGCCAAGCAGCGTAGGAGGCCGCGATGAAAGACTTGTCCCTGCACCAGGCAGCGCAGCGCCTCGGGCTGACCCGTCCCGAACTGATCAAGCGCATGAAGGCGGCCGGCCTGCTCGACAGCAACACTCTTCCAGCCGCACCGGTCCGCGACCGCCTCTACCTGCGCGCAAAGGAAACGTCCTGGCACCACCCAGAACTCGGCATGCAGTACAGCCACTCGACGAAGGTGCGCCCGGCCGGAGTGGCATGGCTGGCCGACAAGCTCGGCATCCCACGCGTCTGCCCGCCGGCGGTCCCGGACCGCCGCGAGGTTGGCTGACGAACCCCGGCCCCGCGAGTACGCCCGCCAGATCGTCGCCCTTCGAACCATCGAGGAACGCAGGGCGGCCCTGGAGCGGGTGCCGGAACACCTTCGGGAACTTGTACGAACCCACGTAGAGATCGCCTGGAACCATCCCAAAGGAGGCAAGGCATGAACCAATCAACTATCACCGACGCTCAGGCGACGCGGCTGGCAGCAATGGTGCTTAAGCTGGCAACAACAGCCCGGACGTCGGATCGGCCCAGCGATATTGAAGCCGCAGATCATCAGGCTCGCGGCGCAACTCTATTCGCGATGACGGCCGGAATCATCGACAGCGACGCATACCTTGCACTCTGCAATCTCTCAACAGATGCGCGCTATCAGCGATCAACCGAACTCATCTTCGACCAGCCGCTGTACACCGGCGCGGCCCGCGCCAGGGCTCGCCACTCCGCTGCTCTACGGGCTGCCGTATGAGCACTCCGCATGACAACCAACCCGAGCTTCGCCTAACTCCGGCTCCGCGCCCGGAGACGGTGGAGCTCCTCTACCGCACCTTCGGCGACGTGCTGATCCCGCTGGAGCAACTGCGCACCAGGTACTTCAGGAACCTCAACGAAGACAGCTTCAGCCTGGCCATCAAGGCCAAGCGGATAGCCCTCCCGTTGACCACCTTGGACCCCAGCCGCAAGGCGCCATTGTTCGTTGACGTGCGCCACCTTGCGGCCCTGATCGACTCCCGAGCCTGGCAGGCCGACGAGGCATATGCCCGACTCGGCAGTAACGAGTAACCACACCGGCCGCCACCACCGGCCACCCACCACCAATGGAGAAAACCACCATGCATACCCAACACATCATTCTCGCGGCTACCACTCTCGCCGCGCTGCTGATCCTGATCGCCACCGCCTATCTTGCTGGGCGCAAGGACAGGAAGAACGCACTACAGCAGGCGGTCGACGAGGCGCTTTACCTCTGCCGCGCCTCGCACAGCCAGGAACTGACGGCGCTGCATGCCGACCTTGCCAAGCTGCGCACCAATGCCCAGCGCCTGCAACAGGTCATCGATGAGCAGCAGGAAGAGATCAGCGACGAGAAGGAACTTCGTCAAAACGTCGAAGCCGAGGCCACCGAGAAACTTGCGGATTGGCAGCAGCGCCACGAAGAGCAACAAGCGGAACTGAAGCGCCTGGAGACGGAGCTGGAGACACGCATCGCGACCAATCATCGGCAGGCTGAGACCGCGAAGCTCCTCCGCGAGCAGAACTTGGCCGCCGAAGAACTGGACGCCATCCGCACCGCCAGTCGCCTCCTCAGCGGCCACGCTCGACAGTTCCAAAAGACCGGCACCACCAAGCGCAACGCAGACGCCGAGGCCCAACAGCAGCTCGCCGCGATCCTCCAGCGGCTCGCCATCACGAAATCGGCCAGCCAGAGCGCAGACGCCGAAGCGCAGGAGGCGGCATGAACTACTCCAGCCTCTCCGCTTCCGACCTGCTGAAGCACCGCAGCCACCACGTCGACAGCCTGACCCGCCTGCGCCGCGCCCGGCCGCAGTGGGACGAGGACGCTGCTCGACGCGCGGAAATCACGATGACCGATATCAGCGACCAGATCCGGGAGATCGACGAGATCCTGCGCCCCAGCGGCTGGGAATCGGTCGACCTCGACTACTCCGGCGACACCGCGCCGATGTGCATGTGAGGCCGCCCATGAACCGGATACTCGACATTCTGATTCCCCGCTTCATCACCGAGCGGGTGGCGCTGATCGACGCAAACGGCCAACTCGAAATCGCCTGCGCTCTCTCCAGCGTGCGGCCGAACGAGCGGTTCGACGGGATCGCCACCATACGATCCTTCAACCTGGCGGGCTTCGCCTTGTTTCCGAAGATGGTGGACGGCCCCCACGCATGGCCAGTGCAACTCCACCCGAGCAACAAGGACTCGGCGGATGTGATCAATCTCCCGCCCTGCCCCTGGTGCGAGGGCCCTCCAGTCGTGCTGGTCGCTCGCACGTTCTCACCGTTCGGAACGGTCCGGGAAATGACGACCTACGGGTGCGAGGGTCTGGACGTCGACGCCTATGTGTTCTGCCACGAATGCGGCTGCGAAGGCCCGAAGTGCGAAGACGTGATCTTCAACGCCGAAGACTTCCGCCGCGTGGAACGCGAAGGCGCCCGCCTCTGGTCTGAGCGGACCAGCAGGAACCGGCATCTATTCGACTCGAACGCGGCCGATGGCCACTGCGTCTACCCGAGGAGCGCCCAATGACCGCCCCTATCCCGGCTGGCTGCGTAGCAGCACTCCGCCAGGGCGCCGCCCTGGCACACGCCACCCACAGCACCCAAGCCCCGGCCGCGCAGAAGCGCGGCGGCGGCCTGGCACGTCGCATCCAACTGATCGCCATCGCCCAGGGCCGCCAACCGATGCCCGAGGGTGGCGCTATAGAAAGCCACTGCTGCGCAGCAGCAGGCATATTCCAATCCGACCCTCAGCACACGCCGAAGGCACGCATACCCCACGAAAGGCTGCGCCGGGGCGCGAAGCACATAGCCACGCTTCGCTTAATGACTCGCTCGCCCGCGCAGCTTGTCGAGGGGGGAAAACGCCCACCGAAGCCCACCGATAACGCACTGATCCGCACTCTGTGCGCGCAGATCCGCGAGCAGAACCAAGAGATCGCCGCGCTGCGCATCGCGAACACCGACCTCCTCCAGCGTCTGGAGAAAGCCGAAGGGGGACGGGCATGAGCAGCTTCCAGCAGCACCTCCACCAGGCAGCCCAACAGCGCGCCCTCCCGTTCCAGAAAGAGCTTTATGTCGACCTCTTCGCCGGTGCCGGCGGCGCAAGCAGCGGGGGCGCTCGCGTCTATCGAGATCCAGACATTGCGATCAACCACAACCCCATCGCCATTGCCGTTCACCGCGCCAATCACCCGAACACCCTCCACTTCAGGACAGACGTTTTCGAGGTAGATCCGCTAGAGGCAACCGGCGGGCAACCCGTGGGCATTCTGTGGGCCTCGCCCGATTGCCGCCACTTCAGCAAGGCCAAGGGCGGCGCGCCTCGCAGCAAGCGGGTCCGCTCCCTCGCCTGGGTCGTGGTCCGCTGGGTACACGCGACGCGCCCACGTATGTTCTTCCTTGAGAATGTGGAGGAGTTCCAAGACTGGGGACCGCTCGACGAATCCGGCAAACCGATCAAGAGCGAGGCTGGCCGCACGTTCAGGGCATTCATCGCTTGCCTGACCACTGGCTTGGCCGAGGACCACCCGGACATGTCCGAGATACTCGACGCAATCGGGCTGTGGGTTCCCAAGCAAGCACTGGTGCGCGGCCTGGGCTGTGATGTTCAGTGGCGTGAACGCCGAGCAGCCAACGCCGGCGCCCCGACAATCCGCAAACGCCTGTTCATGATCGGCCGCACCGACGGACGCCCCATCGTCTGGACCTCCCCGAAACGTCACCAGACTCCGCAGCCGGGTCAGCTACCTTGGCGCTCTGCCGCTGAGTGCATCGACTGGAGCGACCTGGGCACCAGCCTGTTTGACCGCGCGCGACCACTGGTGGACAACACCTGCCGCAGGGTGGCCAAGGGGTTCTGGAGGCACACCGTCATGGCCGACCAGCCCTACCTTGTCCCGATGGATGCTCAACACCTGGCGGCGGCCAGTCTCACGGAGTTCGCCAACGCGAGCAACCAACGCACCTTCAGTGTGGCCGAGCCCCTGCGGACGCAAGTCGCCCAGGTCAAGGGCGGACACTTCGCACTGTCCGCCGCAACGCTGGTGGAGATCGGCTACGGCGAGCGAGCCGGACAAGCTCCCCGCGCCCCCGGTTTGGCCAAGCCTCTAGGCACCGTCGTGGCGAGCGGTCGAAAGCACGCACTGGTCACCGCAGCGATGGTGACGATGCGCAAGGGCTCTGTAGGCAATGGGCTCCTTCAGCCGATGAACGCCATTACCACCGGAAGCGGGCACCACGCCATCGCTGCATGCCACTTCGAGAAAGCCAACGGAGGGTTCTATACCGGTGACGGCCGGGCTGCCGATGCGCCGCTCAGTACGATCCTGGGGCGCGGAACGAATCAACTCCTGGCTACTGCGTACCTGGTGAAATACTACGGCACTGGGCACAACTGCCAGGACTTACGCGAGCCCATGCATACGCTTCCCACCAGAGAGCGCATGGCACTGGTTACGGTGACCAAGGTTCCTGCCAGCATCCTGCCGCCCGAGCTGCTGGAACGCGCAAAGCGGTGCGCGGAGTTCCTACGCAAGTATCTGCCGGAGCACTTCAGCGAGCCCGCCGACGTGGTGCTACTGGGGGACTATGCCCTGGTCGACTTCACCCTGCGCATGCTCAAGGCACCTGAGCTGAAGATGGCGCAGGGCTTCAGCTCCGATTACATCATCGATCGCGGCCTGTTCGAGACCGCCGATGGCCAACTCGAATGGCGCCCCATCAACAACACCGAACAGATCCGCCTCATCGGCAACAGCGTTTGCCCGGATGAAGCGGAAGACCTCATCGCCGCCAACGCCGCGGACCTGATCGACCTTTACCAACGGGAGGCAGCATGAGCCAGAAGCCCCAACACGACAGCATGCCCGACGCCGCACCCGGCACGGAGGTGCCGCAGGCCTGGCTCGATGTTCAAGCCGAGCGCCGCCGGCAGGTCGAGGCAGAGGGCTGGACGCCGGAGCACGACGACGAACACGCCGATGGACAGATGAGCCAGGCAGCCGGCTGCTACGCGCTCCACGCCGGCGGAATCGGCACGGACTGGCCGGACGGTCGTCAGAATGGCTCTGCACTGTTCTGGCCTTGGGACAAAGATTGGTGGAAGCCGACCACCCCACGCTGCGACCTGGTCAAGGCCGGCGCCTTGATCCTGGCCGAGATCGAGCGCCTTGACCGGGCAACTGCGAGTCAGGGAGGGCCAAGCGATGCGTAGAGCACTGATCGCCCTCGGCATTATCGCCGCCCTTGGCCTGGCCGCGGTGCTCGCTGCGGAGGTGTTCCCGATCCTCCGCACGTTGGCCGCTTGGCAAGTGGGGTGCCACTGATGACCACCCACTTTCTCGGAATGCCACGCTGGGTACTGATTAAGCGAGCCGCAGAACTTACCGGCTACTCCAAGGATGCAATCACCCATAAGGTCAAGAACGGTACTTGGCCACAGGGAAGAATCTGGAGAAAGGCACGCGACGGCCGCATATTCATCAACATAGAGGAGATCGACAGGTGGGTGGAGAGCGCGCCGCAGGACGCGGCATAGAGGCGGAGCTAGCGAAGCACGCCGGAATAGAGGTGCATGGCAACAGTATTCGCATCGTGTTCATGTGGCAGAAACGACGCTGCCGCGAAACCCTCGGTCTCCCCATCACCAAAGCCAATATCAAGCACGCCGCCCAGCTCCGGGCGGCGGTGCTTCACGACATAAAGATGGGGTCATTCGACTACGCCCGGCATTTTCCAAACTCGCGGCGCGCAGGCAATCACAGCAGCAGCCGAGACGAGCGGCTGCATGTATTGCTTGATCGCTACAAACCGCTCAAGGCGGTAGATATCACAGAAGAGACCGAGCGCCGCTACAACCTGGCGCTCGATATCTGTATTGGCTTGTTGGGCCGGGACCGCCTGGCCACTGCTCTACAGCCCGAGGATGTTCAAAAGCTGCGCGTGGAGTTGATCGAGGACCGGGCCACATCGACAGTCAACCACTACCTCGCCACTCTTGCCGGATTTCTGAGCTGGTGCGAGGCAAACGGATACTGTCGGCCGGGTCTCGCCAGCGCCTGCGTCCGATTCGAGATGACCGAGCGCGATCCAGACCCACTCACCAAGCTAGAACTCGAAGCTCTGTTGACCAAAGGTTGTTTGCATCCAATGGATAAGGCCGCTGTAACCCTGGCGGTATACACCGGGCTGCGGCCTGGCGAGTTGGGGGCACTCGCCCGGGAAGACATTGATCTCTCGAAAGGGCAAATTTTGGTCCGTCGCGCGATCACAAGCGCAGGCGCATTCAAACTACCCAAGACCGGTAAGAAGAGAACGGTGCTGTTGCTCCCGCCGGCACTAGAGGCTTGCCGACAGCTACTCACCATCGAACATGGAGTTCCCCCACAGACAATCACCGTCCAACTGACTCGCCATGAATCAGTACAGGAAACAGTCACGCCATTGATTTCTCCGGCCACTCAAGCGCGGAAAAAACAGGTGAATCCGTGGTTCGTCCCCACCTCTTGGAACTCCAAGTGGGCGAACATACAGCGCCGAGCGGAAATTCGTCCGCGACGCCCTTACCAGACACGGCATACCTACGCATGCTGGTGCTTGGTTGCACGAGGCAACCTCGCGTTCATCGCAAAACAAATGGGGCATAAAGACTTCACGATGCTTGTCGAAGTCTATGCTAAGTGGATGGACTCGGAGTCTCAGTCCGAGCTTGAGCATATTTGGGAGAATATGAAAAGCCTCTAAACGGAGGCTCCCAACTCGACAAGGACGTCTAATACTTCTCGCGAAGACCGCAGCATGGCTTGTGCGTCATCATAATGAATAGCGTCTTCAAGTCTATAATCAGCCCGAACTCTATGACCGTGCAACTGTAACAATGCTATCCCGACTTTCCTAAACTTCAACGTATCCCCTTTAGCAAATTTATTACTGTAATAATCAGAGACCTTCTTATGCGACCCACCCGCACAAGCCGACAACGGAACATCTAGGAGGCTATCAGCATAATTAAGCGCGCAATGGTACACTCCATAGTACGCACGACCAATCGCGCTACGATGGGTAATTTCAGAGCTTGGCCCGCCATCTAGCAGCCGTATAGCCTCTTGGATAAACTCGTTATGTGTAACTGCCATTTGTCATCAAAATCCTATGCCGAGGCAAATTCCTTTTCCACCTTCGGGGTATAGACAAAAGAATGCACTACCTTATTCCAGAACTCAAAATCAAGATCTTCAGCAACGGCTTCCAAAAGTTCACTATTCATCTCAGAGATCAGCTCCCAATGACAATGAACTTTAACCTCTAAAAATAAATATTCATGCCCTTCAGAGTCTAACTGACTTACCCTGCACCCGGCAGGTCTTACCTCATGCAGTTTGCAGATTGACTCAACTTTTTTATATGCATAGCTAAGGGCCCTCTCTGGCACCCCCACACTTTCTATAAGCTCTTTTACCCCTTGAGCTACCTCTACAAAAAACTCGCCCATAATTGAATCATCCTGGGTAGCCTTTCGATACCGCTCAACGGTATGCAAATAGCTATCAAGCTGACCAACACATAATACCAACTCCCCCATCTTCAAGAGGGCGCCCTTATCACCAGGCGAAACTTCCATTACTTTCTTGTAAGCTTCAAATGCTTGAGTAAGATAACCGAAGGTCTTTAGTGATACCGCATAGTTTCTCAGATAAACAGAGTTAGAGGGGGCAACCCTCAACGAAGCATCGTGAGAGGAAAGGGAATTCTTTTCATCCCCCAGAAGAGCATAGAAGACTCCATAAATCATCATACCCTTGGCAAAGTCTTGCGACTTTACCGCTTCGATGCTGCGTTTCATTCGGGCCTTTTCCATTTCGTTGAAAAGGCCACCAGCAACGCTCAGAGCATTGAGCCGCTCGATGATCTCGGAAGTAATCGTTTTGGGCGCGAACATACACTCTCCAAAGCCGCTATCCCTGCGAAAACAATGCACAGGTTACCCACAGCATAACCACAGCATCGATATCAATTAGATATCGCCTGTCCCTATGGGGTCAACCACCGCGTTGTGCTAGGAGGCTTTCGTCCAGACGTTGGACTGCCATGCGTGAGGATGATTCAATGCTCACTTTAGACCACCCTGAGCTCGCCCACCCTCAATAAGCGAACCCGGCCAGATGCCCCATTTCTGCCCCAACTCGCGACACATAGCGCGCTAACCTACTGATGAACCAAGCAATTCCTGATCTCTCCCAGCACACGCCAATGATGCAGCAGTACTTCAAACTGAAGCATCAGCACCCCGACCAATTGATGTTCTATCGCATGGGCGACTTCTACGAGCTGTTCTACGAGGACGCGAAGAAGGCCGCCAAGCTGCTCGACATCACCCTGACCGCGCGCGGCCAGTCCGGCGGCAAGGCGATCCCGATGGCAGGCATTCCCTTCCATTCGGCGGAGGGCTACCTGGCCAAGCTGGTCAAGCTCGGCGAGTCGGTGGCGATCTGCGAGCAGATCGGCGACCCGGCCACCAGCAAGGGGCCGGTGGAGCGCCAGGTGGTGCGGATCATCACCCCCGGCACGGTGAGCGACGAGGCGCTGCTCGACGAACGCCGCGACAACCTGCTGGCGGCGATCCTCGGCGACGAGCGCCTGTTCGGCCTCGCCGTGCTGGACATCACCAGCGGCCGCTTCAGCGTCCAGGAGATAAAAGGCTGGGAAACCCTGCTGGCCGAACTGGAGCGCCTCAACCCGGCCGAGCTGCTGATTCCCGACGACTGGCCACAGGGCCTGCCGGCGGAGAAGCGCCGCGGCGTACGTCGCCGCGCGCCGTGGGACTTCGATCGCGACTCGGCGCACAAGAGCCTCTGCCAGCAATTCGGCACCCAGGACCTGAAAGGCTTCGGCTGCCAGAACCTGACCCTAGCCATCGGCGCCGCCGGCTGCCTGCTCGCCTACGCCAAGGAAACCCAGCGTACCGCCCTGCCGCACCTGCGCAGCCTGCGCCACGACCGCCTCGATGACACGGTGATCCTCGACGGCGCCAGCCGCCGCAACCTGGAGCTGGATATCAACCTCAGCGGTGGCCGCGAGAACACCCTGCAATCGGTGGTCGACCGCTGCCAGACCGCCATGGCCAGCCGCCTGATGAGCCGCTGGCTGAACCGTCCGCTGCGTGACCGCGCGGTGCTGGAAGCCCGCCAGGAGTCCATCGCCTGCCTGCTGGAACGCTATCGCTTCGAGAACCTGCAACCGCAGCTCAAGGAAATCGGCGACCTCGAACGTATCCTCGCCCGCATCGGCCTGCGCAACGCCCGCCCTCGCGACCTGGCGCGCCTGCGCGACGCGCTGGCGGCGTTGCCGGACCTGCAGAACGCCATGACCGAACTGGAAGCGCCGCACCTGCAGGCGCTGGCCACCACCATCGGCACCTATCCCGAACTCGCCGAACTGCTGGCCAAGGCGATCATCGACAACCCGCCAGCGGTGATCCGCGACGGTGGCGTGATCAAGACCGGCTATGACGCCGAGCTGGACGAGCTGCAGGCGCTGAGCGAAAACGCCGGGCAATTCCTGATGGACCTGGAAGCGCGCGAGAAGGCCCGCACCGGCCTGCCCAACCTGAAGGTCGGCTACAACCGCATCCATGGCTACTTCATCGAGCTGCCACGGGTGCAGGCCGAACAGGCGCCGGCCGACTACATCCGCCGGCAGACCCTGAAAGGCGCCGAGCGCTTCATCACGCCGGAACTGAAGGCCTTCGAGGACAAGGCGCTGTCGGCCCAGAGCCGCGCCCTGGCCCGCGAGAAGGCGCTCTACGAAGAGCTGCTGGAACGCCTGATCGGCCACCTCGCTCCGCTCCAGGACAGCGCCTCGGCGCTGGCGGAGCTGGACGTGCTGGCGAATCTCGCCGAACGCGCGCTGAACCTCGACCTGAATCGCCCGCGGTTCGTCGAACACACCTGCCTGCACATCGAGCAGGGCCGCCATCCGGTGGTCGAGCAGGTGCTGGAGACACCGTTCGTGGCCAACGACCTGGCGCTGGATGCCGACACCCGGATGCTGGTGATCACCGGTCCGAACATGGGCGGTAAATCCACCTACATGCGGCAAACCGCGCTGATCGTGCTGCTTGCGCACATCGGCAGCTTCGTTCCGGCTGCACGCTGCGAGCTGTCCCTGGTGGACCGCATCTTCACCCGCATCGGCTCGTCCGACGACCTTGCCGGCGGCCGCTCGACCTTCATGGTGGAGATGAGCGAAACCGCCAACATCCTGCACAACGCCACTGACAAGAGCCTGGTGCTGATGGATGAGGTCGGCCGCGGCACCAGCACCTTCGACGGCCTGTCACTGGCCTGGGCAGCGGCCGAGGACCTGGCCCGGACTCGCGCCTTCACCCTGTTCGCCACCCACTACTTCGAGCTGACCGTACTGCCGGAAAGCCAGCCCGCGGTAGCCAACGTGCACCTGAACGCGACCGAGCACAATGAACGCATCGTGTTCCTGCACCATGTACTGCCGGGACCGGCGAGCCAGAGCTACGGCCTCGCGGTGGCCCAGTTGGCCGGCGTGCCGACTCCGGTAATCCAGCGCGCCCGCGAACACCTCAAGCGCCTGGAAACCACCAGCCTGCCGCACGAGATGCCGAGCCAGCAGAGCGGCAAGCCCGCCTCGCCGATGCAGAGCGACCTGTTCGCCAGCCTGCCGCACCCGGTGATCGATGAATTGTCGAGGATCAATCCCGACGATATCAGCCCGCGGCAAGCTCTCGATCTGTTATATGCATGGAAGATGCGGGTCTGA